ACTGATCCTATAGGTGTTGTTGGTGCGAATCAAGCGGAGATTAATAGGACTGAAAGATTTAGAGAAATACCAAGTCTTACAACAAGTTCAGAAAGCTCTCTGTGTTTAGGTATCGTAACTGATACTGCTTTTGATGGACTAACTAATTATAATAGTTTTGGGTCTGGAGGCATCAACCCGAAAGATAGTATACTTAGACGCCAGAGGTCTTCGTGGCTATACTATCCAGTGATAAATGGACCCTATAATGGTGAGGGCTGGGTCCCGATGCTGTCAGCCATCGCATCGCCTGACCCAACCACAGTATCACCTTATGTTTATGAGGGTGTTTCAATTATTCCTCATGATCATATAATGAATGCCGCAGGCACTGAGACGGGTGCATTAAAGTTTGAGCAGTTGTGGCACACCACACCGTATCCGCAAAACCACCTAGGCCAACCTTTCCTAGGGAATGCGATTGAGATAAAAGCGGCTCATGCGGACATTTACTCTACAGAGCCTTCAATACCTTCTGACAGACCTATACAGGAAAACTTCCTACTGCCGGATCACTTCCATCAAGCTAAAGCAAGACTACTTGTTTCAGATAATACAGGATTAAACTTTGGTGGTAGGCAGGTAGGCATGTGGGTCCATACAAGACCTGAGAGCGGTAGTATGTGGTCTTATGACAATACTGGTCATTGGGTTCAGCATAAGGCTATAACCACAAGAGAAGATGTTATTAATAAATTCTCTCATAAGTATAACATACCAGTTAAGACCAAGGATGAAATAGAGACTGAGTTTACTAAGTATGAGTGTATTGATAATGTTGCTCTTAATTCCGAAGTCTCTCCTGTATCAAGACTTCGCAAGGAAGACTTCGAGGAGATAACTTTAGATTTCGACACTAGGAATCGAGAGCTTCTCCTTCCTAAAGACTATAGGGTGAATCATAAACTGCTTCATAGGAAAGATCAGAACTACGTTGTAGAGGTGTTCTTAATTCCTAATGGAGATGCTGATAAGTTCATGCTCTTGG